ACAGGTTTCCGTTTTGATATATGTCAATGTAGTAATCAGCAGAGCTCGTAGTTGACGTAACGTTGTAAATCAATCGGTGCGTAATTACACCGGCTAACTCCTCAATGTGAATTGTGTTAGTCGCTGCCGTGTACGTTTGTGTCAGGTCATAGTTTACAAATGTAGGAACTACCGTAGTTGAGGTTAAATCATAGCCATAGGAAGTTTTTATAAGCGTCTCCTTACCCTTGAACCATAAGAACAATTTAGTAAATCGCTCATCAGTTAAAAACGTTCCGTTGAATGTTATTCCGTATTTTGTTTCTATCGCCTCTAGAATTTTAGTCACCCGGACTGCAGGAAACAACTCATCCTTAGTGATAGCCCCTGAGTTAGTGTGTATGTCGTTTTGCGTTAGTGTATTTACAAGCCAATTAGGGAAAGGTACGTTTGGCGGTACGGATTGATACTCCCAAATGCGATTTGACGTGATTAGAGGATACTTTACATCGTAAGCGTTGGTATTATCTTCTATCCTTGCTTTAACTGCAGCAGACGTAAAATTGTGAGATAATGCCGTATAATCTAAATCAGACAGCAAGTCCTCTCCGAATAAATCTTTAAGCGTTACACCCTCTCCAAAGAAAGTGATTTTATAAGCCGATGGGTTGCCGTTAGAAATTACTGCTCCATCAAGTTGTATCTTGCCCTTACGGAAGGTTACTAAGTCTATCTCTATGTATCCGTCTTTGCGTAGGTTCGGGTCAGTAGTTGCGTTGACATCCGATTGATACCAATGCTCAAAGATAGCGTTGTTGTGTGCGCTTGCAGGTACGGTAAATCCCTGAGAGAAGTCCGTGTAAGTTAAGGATAAATCTTTAACGTTCTGAATTGATGAGGTGACGTTGATAGTCTCATCGTTGAAGAGTTCAATGCGCTGCCCTTCGATGTATATTGTTACGGCTCTATTCATTAGGATACTGAGTTGATGGTGTCAAATGCGTATTCAAATTCCATCTCGTAGCTAATCAAAGATGAGTTGATAGATTTCTTGAGGTCTACGGATTTCGTGTTTAGCTTGGCAGCTTTCTTGTCAATCAGTATGCGCTCGCTTAACATCATTTGTTTAATAACCTCGTTAAAGCTCTCAGAAACCCAATCGGTATTCACTCGGATAGTTTCCTTTCCGTTAGCATTAAAGACCTTTCTCTGACCTTCTTTTGTATCGTATGCAGGATAGCTTACAGGCATCAAGTTATACTCCGTGTTTTCAACGTTCAATCCGTTGTACGATGCTTTGAAAAACCACTCACGTTGCCATGCGCCAAACTTGTTTACAAAGTCAATTTGAATAGGTGTGTATTTGCACTCCTCTTTAGGTACAAACGTAGCCGAATAAAGCACGTTAGCAGAGCCGTCAATGATTTCTAACTTGTTACCTACCGCAGCATAAGTTGAGTATACTCTTGGAATGTCTCGCCAAACGTTGTTTGTTAAGCCAGTTGTTTGAGTTGCTGCTGTTGCAAGGTTCGTGTATTTGACTGAGTTGCCTGAACCCGTATATAAAGTCAACCATCCGTACTCGCCTGATAGATTGTAATTGTAAGTGTAGGTTGATGAGCTGAGTAGGTAGTTACCTAAAGCAGGATTTGCTCCGTCTAAGTAAAATCCGTAGCCATCCAAACCAAAGTGCGTTTGCGTTGAGCCTACCTGAACAAATGACGTAGTCACTTTCTTGAATAGCTTTAATCCTACGTTACACCATTGCGCACTTGGAGTTGCAGTAATTATCGTTGTGATAGTTTGAAGTGCAGCGTGTGAAATGTACTCTCTAATGTACGGAGATACATCGTAGTATGTTGCAGGATTGTTTGAAGATGGAATGAGCTTAGAAAGCGTGTATTGAGGTGAGGCAGGCATTGAGCCAGTTCCATTCCAAAGATAGATTTCTAATTTCGTTTCTATTTGCCCTGTTTCGTTTATCGTTACGATGTATGGACTCCTTGCGTTTATGTTAGCCATTTTATTTAGTGATTTGGTCTATTTGTTGATTGAATAATTTTAAAGCATCTACTCCGTATTTTTCTACGAGTTCCTCAGGTAATCTTTTGTACGCTGCCTCAAATGGTTTGGTAAAAAACAAACTCGGCTTGATGCCGTTTCTATACACGCTGCGAGCAATCAAGAATGCAAGTGATTTACGAGAGGCAAACTGACCGCCTGATTTTCTCGGAGCAATTCCCTTACGCACAATCCATTTGTCAAATGCTTTTGCAGGAGGCATCTTGGATTTGTATGAGTATGGTGTGTTGTATTTCTTTTTGGTTCCTGACACACCTGCATCTTGAAAGACACCGTAATCTTCCATCGTGAACTGAATAGAGATAGAGTTAGGCATTGCTTTCACATTGCCTTTGATTGAATTATAAAGCTTCTTAGATGAGTTCTTTTTAAGCCTTGACAAATTGCGTTTTGATTGGCTAACTACATAGTCTCTAAAGCGTTCTAACTCCTTTTGTATTTCAGCTTTATCACTCACCTTTTAATCTTTTGAGTTCTTCAAATACGGCTAATAACTCAGCTTCCTTTTGGGCAATAAGTTGTTCAGGTGTAGGTTCGTCAACCTCTATGAACTCGACTCTTACAAGTCCATTGTCGTCGTAGTATTCGTTTCTTACTTGTGGCATGATTCGTTTTTTTAAGGTTGGGTTATACCTATAAACGGCATATTGTTTAGAGACTCAGTAAAACCAGTTAATGGATTTGGAGCTGAGCCGTAAGTAATTGATGCAAGAACTACGTTTGAAGGCGATGGAGTTGCACCTTGACTTCTTATTGCAATCATATTTGCAGCAGGAATTGTAGATACTTGTTGCGTTGAATTACCCCAATAAGCTAACCAATATGTCGTGCCTTCCGAAAATGTAAACGAGGTGGTTGCAATTTTATTCCCTATAGTTGAGCAATCAAGATTGGCACTTTCATAAAGAAGCGCATCAGGACGTCCGTTTAAATCGGAATAAATTAAAATTTTAGCCAATGAACTTGCAATAGCACCTTGAACTCTAATAAACAAGTTCGAAGATGTAAAAGTTTTTGCAGGTATAAACGGATTTACAAGCATTCTATTTGCCGTCATAGCTGATGTACCTAAACCAACAGCCGTTAATTGTGAGCTAACTACAAATCCTGAACCTTGATTTAATATAGCGTGTATACCACCACCATACTGCGGAATGTTCAAAGTCGCACCACTTAACGTAGCAGCACCGCTTGTTCCTGTTGTAGTGAGAGTAAGCGCAGGTTGAACTGCCACATCTCCGCTGCCAAGTAATGAAGTTGAGTTTATAGTCTTAATGCTTGTACCTGACACCAATGTGTTTTGCTTTGCAGATAGTGCCGTGTTTAAGTCCGTTTGGTCGGATAGTGTTCCCGTGATATCTCCCCATGAAGCACCACCACCACCACCACCACCTTTTGAAAGGCTACCCATTGCACCCCAAATATCTACCTCAGCACTACCGATGTCAAAATAATTTACATCGTATCTATACGCTTTGTTTTGGCTTGCATCTATGTAAATGGTGTCAACGTCTCCTGTTGTAGGGAAGTCCGTTTTTTTGTCATAGACCGCTTTGCTGTAATTGAACTTCTTTGCCATTAGCAGATAGTTACTTCGTTAGGAATTAACAAATCAAATGTCATAGTCCACCCTGCAAGGTAGTTCTCAAATCGCTCAGTAAACGGCTCACATACAGGATTGCCGTCAACGACATACTTGTCATCCCACAAATTCCCGTGCAACATCAGAGCATAAACTCGGTTTAACACCTCTAATTGAGTGTTGAGGACGTCCTGCTCGTTTGAGTTGCCGATGAAAATATCAGTAGTTGGTTTCTTGCTGATGTCAACGATGTCCATTGCAATCAGGCTAATGTTAAACCTGACTACGTTGGTTTCAAACGATGCGTTATTTACCATCATGTGTACAAGCGGAAAGATTGTTTGCTTGCTTAAATCGACCTCAAATATATCGCCTTCAGTTATCGTGTTTACAATAGCATCTGCAAGGAAATGGTTTTTAAGCTTTGTAGTTATATCGTAAAATCCTTTCATCGTCTTAGTTGTCTTTGGAGTTGTCTTTGTTCAATTTCGTTTTTTTGCTTCTCAAACGTGAGATAGGTGAGACACCGAGTAAGTCTTGATTTGGCAACCTCGTCAAATTTTGTGATGTCTCCTTTAGCGATTGCATAAAGTGACTGATACCATCCCCATCGTTTGGCAAATTGAGTTGTTTCGCTAAAGTCTGCGATAGGTTCGTCTGCTTCTTCATTTCCTTCTCCAAATAGTTCAGGGTAGCTTGAAGTAAGTCGCTTTCTAAAGTCCAAAAAAAAAGCGATGCTGCAATACAAACGTCTAATGGTGCAAACTTCATCAAGTCCTGCGCTCCTATGTTAGGGTCGTAGTCATGTATCTCGTACTTTTCTTTCTTTCGTGTTTTGATAGGGCGGTAAAGCACAGCCATTGCCTTGTGGAAGTTATCCCAACTCTGCAAATGAGAGTCCAAATCTACATACTCCCCAAAGCTGATTTCTTCCAACTCAGGAATAAACCCGAATTCAACGTCTTTAATCTTGAATGTAGGTTGGAATTTAGGAGTGGTACTGAAAAGCGTAGTGAAATGCACTATCAATTCATTCAAGGAAGTTAGCTTTATCTTAGCCACCTCAGTTAATCGTATTCCACAAAATATCTCCACCATCTTTTGAGCTACAAACTCCTCGTCAGTTGACGATTGCTGCACCCTCAAAAAGTCTTGATAGTGCTTTAGAGGTATCTCGTTTAAGTTTGATGGTACGTTGATTTGTACTTCCATATTTATTTAACTTTTTGTTCGTCTTTTTGTAACACATGAGCATAAGCCTGAGCTAACATTTGAGTATGCCTTCTCACGTTGAACACATCGTTGAAAACAATGCGTACTTTTTTGCCAGTTGTATCTTGTATGTACTGCTCTACTACCCTAATCATCTTAGGCAGCTCATCGGATGTTGTACTGTCCATAGTTTGATTTTATTCCGAGTGCTTCCATCTCGTGGTATCTTAGCGCATCAATAGCGTGGTTGTAGTGGTCTATCGGCTTTCTCATGCGTTGTCCTTGTTTATCTACATCCCAGCAGTAGGAGCGGAGTTCTTTAATGAGGTTCGTGCTTTGCTTGGTCACTAAATAATCCTGCCTTTGCATTACGTCAATCCCGTAGTTGATTGAGTCAGCTCCTTTGGTAACCCCTTTGATGGTTTTGCCCTGACGTCTTATTTCTTCGATTGATTTAGGCTCTGAGCTATCAGCGTAAATGATAACGTTTGACGGAAGTATCTTAGCGATGTCTGAGTTAACCATGCCTGTGCGGTAAACAAGTTCGTTTATTATCCGTGTTCCATTATAATTGTAAATCTCAATCGCTGCCGTAGGGTCATTCGTGTATCCAAAGTCAAGCCCTATGCCTATTAGCTTCGCCTCTTTTGGTATCGTGTCTATCTCTTTCCAATTATTGAACACCACTCCTTCAAGACTACCTACCTCACCAAGACCATACACTCGCCACCAATTTGCCCAATAAGAACTCGTAGCTGCCTTGTCACGGTTCTTTTCAATTTGTGTGACTATAGACTCATCTAAAGCCTCGTTGTCTTTGTAGGTTAAGATTATAAAGTCCGTGTCAGGTTCGTCTTTTAGTTCCTTGTGAACCCAAAACTCATTAGCAGGGTTAAAGTCCAAATAAACCTCACGCTTGGTACGGATGGCAAGCTCATTGTAAGACTCAAACGTAACGTTATTACACTCATTGATGTACAAGATGTCACGTCTCGCACCACGCAATTTAGAAGCATCGTCTGCGGAGAAGAACTCTATTGATGAGCCGTTAGCAAATTCGTACCTCAGCAGGGTCTTGTTAAACCTATCGTCAAAGTAGCGATTTGTCCATCGCATTATTTTCAAGAAGTCTTTAAGCGCACCCCTACGGAGATGAGGTATCGTCTCAGCTACTACGGAGACTTCTAAGCCCTTTTCTTTAGCGCACTTGTCTATCAGTATAGGTAGGATGCCGAACGTCTTTCCTGCGGAAGTTCCACCCTGAATGATTTTTATCCTACTTTTTAGAGATAGGATTTTATTTATCGAGGTAGTTCGTTTGAACATCAGCGTCAATTACTTTGGTTTCTTCAGGGAATAGCGGCATCTCCATTGTTACGGTTGTCTCAGTCTTTTCAGTTAGTCCGTTTAAACGTGCCGTGAGGTTTGCATTGTACTGACCTACTAAGCCTCCATTGATTTGGTCTTGACGTATCTGCTGCTTTATATGTGATGAGATAGCATAAAATTCATCGTAAGCCTTGTTTTGATTTTGAATGTAATTCGATACAGTCAGGTCATGTTTCTCAAAGCAGTAGACCTCAAACCCCTCCATTGTTAGTGGGCATTCAAGAGGCTCTGCTACCATCTCTCCGCTTCTTTGGTTGAGTGTATACTTGTAGCGTGGGTTGTCTTTTACCCATGTTTTGTATTCTCTAAATAGGTTTAGGAGAGTTTCGGGACTATCTATTTTTCTTGGTCTTCCTACTTTTGCCATTTGTTAGTTCGTGTTTTGTTAGTTGTTCTCTGCATATTGCGTAACGTTGGTCAATGTCTTTGTACTCTATTGACATTGTGTCATCCATCATACACCTTTGAATGAACTCGTTTGTTTGCTCTTTAGGTAGTGGGGTTGGTATTGGCATAACTGGTTTCCGTGTTTAGTTAGTTTCGTATGCTTGGTAAATCTTTCTCAGGTTAAATACTATCTCCCTGAAGCAGGAAGCACATGAGCTTGGCTCTAAACGTACTTTCATTACTCGTGAGTAGATTTCTCTTACTCTTGTTACTTCGCTTGGTTTGAATGTGTCCTTTTCGAGAATTCGTGTTTCCGTTAGCCAGTTGTATTCCTCTTCAGTTAGACACTCAGGTTTGCGGTATGGAAACCACTCGTTGAGTTTCTGCTTACGCTCTTCGCATCCGCAGTCTTCTCCTGCTATAAATTCTACGAGTTTCTTGATACCTGTAGCTTCAGTTATTTGCTCTATGGTATCTCCTAAGCCTTGTGCTTTTCTTGGTGTTCGTGTTTTTGCCATT